GGCTGCTCTCTGATGGCTTTCTCCTTGAACTCAAGCAATGATTCGGGTGTGCCTTTGTGCTCAAGCGAAAGAGTCCATAGTTGATAGTCTTCCGTAGCACCGTATTCCTGATGTAAGGTCTGCTCTACTTGGAGAGCAACGGACTTGACGTAATCGACATAACGCTTTGCTTCTTGCTGCTCTGCGTCTTTGAGTATGTTGTCCACTTCTGCGAACAGTTCTTCTTCTTGTGTCATTGGATTACCTTTCTGTGGGTTGATGTTGAGTGACATACTGCTGGAGTAATCTGGTATGTCAGCAGACTCAAAGGAGTTACGCTTCCAACTAGCGATTGGGGGATTACTGGATTAGGCGTTGTAGTCCATTTCCCAAGGCTCTTCGTCGGCAAGAGAAGCAGGCTCACTTGCCCCCTTGGAAACAATGTCCTGAACCATTTCGTAGAACCACTTGTTCTCGGACTCTACCTGCTTACGGATCTTCATCATTGTGGCGTAAGACAAGTTGATGCCCATATTCCTGATTGCTTGAGCAAGTGCTTGGGTGGTTACTTTCCTTGAGCAACAAGACTCAATGAACATATGGTAGTCATCACCCAAAGCGTGAATGATTTCTTCCAGCTTGGAAGGTGGTCTGACACGACTGTTGTTGGCTTGAGCCAAAGCGTCTCTGAAAGACATTCTCTTGGCAGGTTGCCGAACAACAACAGATGTCTGTTGCTTGGGTTGATATTTGGATTTCTTCTTCTTGTTCACTGTTATCTCCTTCTTGGGTTGTTGTTGTAGCAAGTCTGAGTCTGGCTCGGCTTGCCGAACCGAGTCTGGATTTCGTGTCAAGAACCCCCCTTCGGGGGGTTCTTGCTAAGAAATACAGAAAGACCTACAGGCATTTAGCCCGTAGGTCTTTGCTGTCTGAACAATTATGTTTTGTTATCGGTAGCGCATCTACCTTTTATATCGGTAGCGCATCAGCTTGATCCTGATTGAACCCTGAACTGAACGTAATCTTTGCATCGTTCGACCTGCTCTTCTGAGAGCATGTTGGCCAGTGACTCCGCAATGTTTGTTATCGGTAGCCGTAGTTGTTGTCTCGTTGTACATGCCAGGTAAAGGATCTCCGTAAAGACTTCTTCCAGTAAGCGAGTGTCATCCGGCGTAAACGACGGATGGGTTTGATTGTTTTCCATTTGATCTTCCTTTCGTTGATTGCATTGGTGTTGGTCGTGAGGCATGGCGTGTGCACTGCGGGACTTCCGACGTTTTGACGTGAAGGGTAATCGCATTATCGCACCTCGGACATTTGTATCGCTCACGAATCATTGTATTCTTCCCACTTGGCCTGAGAAAAGCCACGCACTTTGCCGTCCGGCTGAATGTACACCCATGCCGGAGCATCGGGATCACAGTGGCAACCGGCAATGTTTCTCTTGTCGTGCACCACAACTGCGTTGCAAGTCAAACACTTAACCATGATTTGTTTCATTGCCTCTTCCTTTTCCATTTCTTGGTATCTGCGCTAGTCAATTTGCCCTCGCGGTACGCGTGGCATGGACACTCGCAACCGGAAACTTCCTCCGGCTTCCACATCTTGAGCGCCCGTTCCACGGTACCACAGTGAGGACAGCCCGGACTAGAAAGGTTCTTCATCCAATGTCTTGTGGGTTGGCATGTCCAACTGCTCGTTGCTTACTTCCCACAGCTGAGCGTCATCGAACTTGGCTGCCCTGTTTGTCAGGTAAACAGTTTTGCTCTCGCCCTTTTTGTTTGTGACGTTGACGGCATCGCCCTGCTGTCCATCGTGTCGAATCTTTACACCCCACACACCGGACTTCAGTTTGTACCAGCTTGCTTCATTCATAGGTAACTATCTCCCTGGCTTCTTAGTAGCCGTTTAAGTTGGTCAACCATGGAGCGGTACATGGTTACCTGTTTTTCTAGTTCCGCTATCCGCTGGCGGTCTTCTTCACGCTGCTCCCTTAGGGAATCAACTGTGATCTGTAAGTCGTTCAACCATGACTGGTAAAACAACGATTCGTTCTCTTGTGTCATGTGTGGCTAACCCTTTCGTTGACGTTCTGCCGGTGAAAGGCCACCCCATACGCCATAAGCAATCCCGTTGTCCATTGCAAACTTAAGACACTCTTTGTAAACAATGCAATCTGAACAGAACTCTTTGGCTTTGGCATGGCTTATTCTGATGTCTCCACCGTCAGGGAAAAACAGTTCAGGGTCAGCGCCGTTGCAGGCAGCCCATTGTTTCCATGATGAATCGGTGTTGACCAGTTGCCATTCGCTCAACAATTCCATATAGCTATAACCCCCACGCTTCGAACCCTCGTTGTCCTGTGGAGATGTGGTACTCATAAATTGCTTTGGCTGCCTTTAGATTTGTTGCCGGATCGAACAACTGTTCGCATCCAACTGTAGATAGCACGCCAACAGATTGCAAGTATCCATCCGGATACCATCGCGTTGGCAAGCACCACGATCTGTCGTTAATTTGAGTCAACCCGATATCGGTAGATCCATCTCGATTGAGCGTCGTGTTGTGCTGAGTCGGATCGCATCTGGACTCACGCCACATGATGTAGTCCAGCGTTTCCATGTGCTCCTGTTGCCAACCAAGTTGTAACGCCAGTCCCCACCACTGACCACACTCAGAAACCTGAGGGAAAACTGAGGTGGTAGTGGTAGGGGACTGGGTGGTGGTCGTGGGAAAGGAGGAAAACACAACCACCTCTTCCATTGTAGTTGGGGGTGGAACCGGCGTGGGCGGATTATGTGCTAACCCCACCCCCAACGTTAGTAACAGGGCAGACACGGCTGCCAAGATTCTTGGTACGAAATCCATCGCTTCCTCCTAGCGCTCGACTTGTTCTATCAGTGTAATGATTTCCGAGAACTCTTCCAAGTCCATGAGAACGATACCCCTGGTTGTTCCGTCGGGCATAGCCACCATTGCAAACGGGCGAATATCCCCGAGTGCCTTGGATGCATCCGACTGTGCTTTGGCCATGTAGAAACGAGTGGCAATGGGACCAACCTGAGCACCTGCTTTTATTTCAGTGCGGATTGCCCCACCCCAGTTCTCCTCGTGTCGGGTGAGATGACCACCAAGCCCAAGCTTCTTGCGTGCTCTGCGCGCCTTGGCATCGCCTTTGGTTCTGTTCCTGCGACCCCTTGCCGATGGGTCACCACACCCCCTTATGCGCCTGCGGTTGTGCCTGTCGGCTTTCCCAAGCGTGCCAAAGAGTGGACACCCGTTGACATTGCACTTGTCTTGATTGCCCTGGCACTCCCCCTTGCGCTCATCAATCACGCTTCGTCCTTGCTTCAAGGGCCTTGATTGCTATGTTTGCTTCGCCCTTTGTGAGCATGTCGAACTTAGCAATTGGCCTGTTGACTATCTCTGCAACTGTTTCTGTTTGCTTGGTCCTATCGCCAATTCCGTTAGCCATAAGCATAGCCCTAAGCTTTCCAAGCTGAGCCGTTGATGCTTTGGCATCCGGGTCTTTGATCTTTGGCTCTTCTTCTTTTGCTTCGGGGAACACGGCCTTTACGTTTTCCACAAAACTTTCCTGTGGTACTTGCTCCGGCTTCTGCTGCATCTTCTTAAATGCATCTCGCAACTTGGGCATGGAGTCATTGGTCAGTTCGTACAGGTCAACACCTGCAGACTTGGCTACATCTTGTGGATCAAGACCAGCTTTGGTGCAGGCTTCACGGAACTTAGTTAGCAAGTCAGCGTCCGACTGAGGCTCAGTCATGCGTTGTACTTTCTCCATCTCCTGACGGCTGGGCCGAGGCTGAGTCTTGGATGCATAGCGCCAGTTGGCCAACGCCCTTCCAATTGAACTCGTCTCTGCGTTCTCGACGTGAGACGTGCGGTTCACTGGGCTGGCGTCACGCACCTCTTCGGCAAAGCCAGTAGCCACCGGACGTGGGTCGTTGATGTCTTTGTACACCTCAGCCTTGAACACCACGCGCTTGTCGTCGTAGTGATAGATGGATGTAAAGATCTGACCGTTGGGGCAGTCCTCCCAAAACTTGGCGAGTCGTGCTTCAACTGTCTCGTAGTTGTCCAGATTGAATCTCATTGCTATTCCCCTTCCACCACACGGAACGTGCGGTATGTTGTTTGTTTCTTGTATTTCGCAGCAAGAGCTGGGTGCTCTGCCTCGAATCTCTTGGAATCAAAGCTAGTGCGCTTGGCTGATTTCCAAGTGGCTTTGAGTTGACCATTGAACAGCGCCGTCTCAGCGTCCTTCATTGTCTCGCATAACTGAGTCTTGATTGCATCGGCTTGTTTCTCCATTTCGGCAATGTGTTTCTGTACCGACACGTAGCTGGTTATCCATGCAGCCTGCTCCTCGTTGAGTTCAACGGATGTTCCGTTGCCCGAATACAGATTGGACAGGTCACGGTAGGTAGCCGTAGCCCCATCCGGAATCATGCCCATGTCAATGGCAGCCAGGAAGTTACGGCAGGCAGAGATGTGTATCTGCTTCTCGTCGGATGTAACCACCTGCTTGTGGAACTGGATATCCAGATCGCTGTCAAAGACAATCCAGGTGATGCTGTCAACATTGGCACAGATTGCCTGTTGTACGCCCTGCCAGTACCAGTATTTGGGTAGTTGCCCATTCCAACGACCACGCTTGGTTTTGATTTCGAAGACGTTGCCGTGTTCATTTACTGCGTCGATGGTCGCCACCAGGCGTACGCCGTCCTCTTCGTACGCGTACATCACGCACGGGGTAATAAGCGGATCGTTCAACAATTGCCCAGCCCAGTCACGCACCGGACCCTCGAGCGTGTTGCCACGCTGCATGGCTCGGTTCTCCTGCTCGGGCTGTGGCGGCTCATCGCTCAACAACTGAACTGCAAGTTCCGCACCGCTCATGAACGGGTGCTCGTTGTGTACTGCGGCGGCGTTT